GGTACTCGCCGTAGCTCTCACTATCCCATCATTAACCGGCCCGCTGGCGATCGGCACGCCAACGCTCGGACGCGCGTTACAGGCCCCCTCGCTGGTCAATGCCTCGACCGGGGTGGGCGACCACTATGTAGTCGACGCCAACACCCTCGTTGCTGCCTCTCTGGTCGGGACGCTCGCGGTCGGACAACCGACGGTATCCGCGCGGTTCAACGTGCCGTCGATTGTCAGGACGGCGGCCGTCGGCGCCGACGCTCTGGTTATCGATGATCAGACCCTGGTTAGCGTGTCCCTCGTAGGCGCGCGCGCGATGGGTGTGGCCGAGGTAGTTCAAGTGGCGGTCCCGCGCACGCTGCGCTTTCGGGCGGCTGGCGTGGAATACGGTCAACCGGGAATCATAGTGGTGAAAGCAGTGTCCGAGGACCCCGGCCTTTATTCCGGTTACGTCGCGCTAGGCGGCACGCCATCCGGTGGTCTTATTCCCAAGGTTGTCGGGCTTGCCGGATCGACGCGGTTGATTGTTTTTGACTCGGTGCTGTTGCGCCCCGAGGACAACGGGATCGGCTACTATCTGGCAGTCAGCGGCTACAACCCACCTTGGACAGGCGCCATCATCGCCAAGTCAATAGATGATGGTCAAACCTATACCGACATCGCGACCATGGACGTGCAGAGCTGTATTGGCTACGCCAGGACTGCCCTGCTCCCCCCGGCCAATGTAAACACCTGGGACACGGTCAACACCCTCGACGTACATCTGGTAAGACCGGACATTTTCATGCTGTCGAGCGAGAGCCAGGCCAACGTGCTCAACGGCGCCAACGCTGCGGCGCTGATTAAGATCAACGGCGACGTCGAGATTATCCAGTGGACGACGGCGGTCGCTCTCGGCTCTGGCATCTACAGGCTGTCAAACCTATTGCGCGGCCGCAGGGGGAGCGAGTTTGCGGTGGCCGACCACATGATCGGCGAGCCGTTTGTGGTGCTCGATCCCCTGGCCCTGCACCGTATAAGCGCGTCCGGATCGGAGATCGGCGCACCGCAGATTTTCCGGGCGACTTCGTTGGGGTCTCTGTTCACCGATGCGAACGAGGTTCACTTCACGCTATGACCGCGAGCTTGAAACCATTGGCGCCGGTTCACATCGCCGGCAGCCGGGACGGTTCGGACAATCTCACGATCACTTGGATTCGGCGAACCAGAGAGCATCAGGAATGGCGCGACTTGGTCGACGTGCCCCTGGGGGAAACGACCGAGGCTTATGAAATCGACATCCTGAACGGCTCAACGGTCGTGCGGACGCTCACGGCAAGCGCGCAGACGGTCGCCTACAGCGCGGCGCAGCAAACCACCGATTTCGGATCTCCCCAGGCGTCGGTGACCGTCAACGTGTACCAAATGAGCGAGACCGTCGGGCGCGGCTTCCCCGGCTCGGCAGTCGTTTAATGTTGGACTTTTTCTCCTCGGCGGCGTACAAATGGCCAATGAAACGCAGCTCAAGACACAGTCTCCCGCCCCCCTATACGGGAGACAAAATAATATCGGCGCGTCCGAAGCGGCTGGTGTGGCCTTGCGCGACACCCGCTGCGGCAAGTGTCAACGATTACTCTTCCGCGGCACGTTGCGCGGTGAAATCAAATGTCCGCGTTGCGGCCATTTGAACCGGTGGCCATGAGACGCTGACGAATTAAAACCATTGCCTGACGAGCCCTGAGAGGCCCAGGCTTACAACATTGCCTGACGAGCCCTGAGAGGCCGGCGGAGTGCAGAACTCCCCGGCCTTTTTTTGTGGCGGGCTCCGCATTCCCGAGGTTGAGACCAAGATGATAGCGGTCGAGGATCACTTGACTACGTTGAAAAAGATGGCTCGTAAGATCGCCTGGCAAAACAAATTTCAACTCGGCGATCCACGCGCCGCCGAGCAAGATATTTTTCAATCCGGTTGCGAAGCGCTCGTGCGTTACAGCGATTGCAATTACTTTCCGGCGAAATCGGTGCGCTATTACATGCTCAACGAGCTATCGAATATCTGCTGGGAAAGCCGATGGTACGGTAGGCGGACCCACAAGCGCGACCTAGCGATGCCGCTCGATCACGTCGACGAGACCAGGCACCAAACCAGCACCATCGAAGATCGAGCCGACGCGCGCTTGCAATTAGGCGCTCTGGTCGAGGCGGCGAAGCAGTCGGACAGTAGGGGTCACAGCAAGCATGTGCGGACCTTGAATCTGATGGCGACCCACGGCACCGGCGTCAAGGGTGAACGGCTGGATCTGCCGCCCGGGTTAAAGCCCGACACCTACTGGTACGCCTGCCGCAGTCTGAAATCGTTTGCCGAAAATCTTTTGGAGGGTGGGTCTATGAAATTATGTTGCCTCGTCATCGCCGCTCTGGCGTCGATCATCTATGCCGGATCTGTCTCCGCTCAACCCAGGCCGGCCGTGTTTACCCTCACCTGGACAGATAACTCCAACAACGAGGACGGGTTCAAGCTATATCGCAAGGCCGCTGACGGCACTTTCGCTGTGATCGGACAAGTGGGCGCCAACCAGACGAAATTCGTTACTCCCTCGATCACCGCGAACGAGGGTTCGCAGATTTGCTTTGCGGTAACGGCCTTCAACGCCGGCGGCGAGTCCGCCAGAAATGAAGGGTGCGGCACGATCCCCACCACCGCGGTGGCCACGTTGCCGCTGAATATGGAAGGGACGACGTTGCCGGAGTATAAGACTTTGGAAATCACGGTCGCCAAGCCGGCCGGTGTAAGCCGGGCGATCCTCATTCTGGAAGTCTACGACCCGGACTATCCAGACGAGGGCGACCTATACATCAACGGTAACGGGCCCATTGTGCTGTTTGGCTCGGTCGGCACATCGGCCAACCAGCAGAAGGTCGCCACGGTCGAATACGATATTCCGCTTGCCTACCTAGTCGACGGCGTCAATAAGCTGCGCTTCGGGCATCAGAAAACTATCGGCTACAAGATCAACAAAGCCGCGGTGCGCTTTGAAATGAGCACGCCGGGTGCTCCCACAGCTTTAACAATTCAGGTTCAATAAGGAGGTTTTATGTTTTTGAAAAGACTCTACGCGAAGGATAAAGAGGGCAAGCCGACCCACGTCAACGGCGTGCGCGTGATGCGCGCCAAGGCGGTGGAGCACTGGTCTCCGTCGCTGATCGAGACAGGCATTGCGGAAGGCTGGCTGGAGGCGAGCGCGGGAAAGTTCGTGGTTAAGGGAGAGAACCAAACCATGGAATATCGCGTGGTTCGCGGCCCCGGGCACTATTCCTGCTTTACCGGCGAAAAACTCGGCGGCGAAGCCGAGGCCAAGGCGCATGTCGCCAAGGTCGGCGGGGGCAAGCCTTCGCCCGATCCTACCAACCCTTCAGGCTACCGCGTCGACAACTTCTTTACCGTGGTGACGGGCAAGGACTTCAGCGAGATCAGCAACGAGGAAGTTGCCAAGATCCTGGACACCGGCAAGACAAAGTTTCACGCGCGACTTGCCGCGCGGTATCGCAAGGCGTCTTAACACGAAGGAAAATTTTTCCAAGGAGTGAATTATGGGAAACGAAGTCTTTAACATAGCAAAGGGGCGCGTCGCCGAGCTCTACAACCGCGTCGACTTAAACGATCCGGCCAACTCGGCGTTGATTATCATTCTGCTCGCGACCACAGGCCTTGAGGCCGACACGGCGTTGCGCGATTTCGATACGGTAAGCGCGCTCGTCGCTGGCACTACCAACGAAGCAACGAACACCGGGTATGCGCGCAAGGTGTTGACCGACTCCGACATCAGCGCGTTCGCACCGGACGATACAAACGACCGAGTGGACATCGACATCCCCGACCAGACCTGGACCGGGCTCGCCAATGACGGCACCGGGGCGATCAGTAAATTCGTCACGGCCTACGACAGCGACACAACGGGCGGGACGGATGCCAACATCGTGCCGATGACGCACCACGATTTTGCGATCACGCCGGACGGAAGTGACGTCACAGCGCAGATCGCCGCGGCGGGATTTTTCCGGGCGTCATAAGGAGACAGCGATGATCTTGATGAAGTTGGTCCTTGCATGCCTTCTGCTGATTTCAACGGCCCACGCAGTCGAGCCGTTGCTCCAATCTAGCCACCTGCGCCACGTTGGTGCATTCCGCCTGCCGGCCGGGACCGTTCCATGCGGAGCTGTTCCAACGAGTACGGTAAGCAACTGCTTTACTTACGGCGGCTATGCGCTCGCGTTCAATCCGGCGAATCGGTCTCTATTTTACAGCGGCCATGCTTGGCATCCTTACCATGTGTCGGAAGTTCAGATTCCGCTCACACTGGGGGCGCCAGGTTCGACATTCGCGGCCTTGCCGATTGCGCCGGTGCTTCAAGCATTTTCCGACGCCCTGGAAGGAAAGCGGCTCTTAGTCGATCCACCAGCCACCGATATTCAGCTTGGCGGCATGGTAGTCGATCAAGGGCGGCTGATTATCTCGGCTTATTCGTCCTACGATGCTGACGGTAGCCAGGTGCTCTCGCACTTCGCCCGCCCGCTATCGTTTGGAATGCCGGGGCAAGTAATCGGTCCGGTACGCATGGCCAACGGAACGTTGAAGGCCGGGTTTTTCAGCGGCTACATGGCAAAGGTGCAAAGCGGGTTGCAGTCTCTTTTGGGAGGGACTCACCTGACCGGCAATTGTTGTGTGTCGATCATTAGCAGGACTTCGTTAGGACCGTCAGCGTTCTCTTTTAATCCACAAGACATTCAGGCTGGGAATACAGTGAACACATCTGCGCTGGTGTATTATCCGCTCGCCCATCCCACACTTGGGCAGTATACCGGCAACACAGATGCTTACGGCGCGGCAACCGCGATCACCGGGATCGTGCAGCCAGTTGGCACTCGAACTGTCCTGTACGTCGGAAAGAAGGGAACCGGCGAATACTGCTACGGTCCTGGTACGAATGATCCGGCGAAACATCTGCTCCCGTTTCCACCGGCGAATATTCAACACTACTGCTATGATCCAGTCAGCAATTCTACCGGGCCTCATGCCTACCCGTACATTTACCAAATGTGGGCCTACGACGCCGTTGAGTTGGACAAGGTAAGGCGCGGTGAGAAAAACGCCTGGGATGTTCTGCCTTACGCACTTTGGCGGTTCAATTTGCCCTTCGAGGCTAACAACGCACACGCCCTCGGAGGAGTCGCTTACGACGAAACTTCGCGAAGGGTTTATATCGCTCAACAGGGAGCCGGACAGTACGGCGCCGTGGCGATTCACGTATTCGAGCATGACTTACCGCAGATTGAAGCCGATGCGACGATCACAATCAGGGATGGAGTCCCGTTTACATTCGAGCGATCGGCACCGCCGATTAGAATTCTGGCTCCAGCGGGCGCCAATGTCATCATAAACGGAGAGCTTCAACCATGAATTTGTGGCAGCGGCTTTTGCTCTTTGCCTTGACTCTAATCGTGTCGCCGATTGCGACCGTTGTGCCGGTTCGCGCAGCGATCACCAGCATCGGCTCGCTCGGGACCGCAACGGCAACCAACACCGCGCAAAATAGTCTCGCCCTCACAACTTCCGCTCAACTTGATGTCGGTAATTATGGGGCCTGCGTTCACGTTCACGATTCAAGTGACAATACCGAGGGCTATCGTGGTCGAATGTTCGCGTTTGTCGATTCGGTGGGGAATATTTGGGAGTTTGTAAGAGAGTTCAATATCGATGGCGATGATTCGGTGACTCAATCGACAGGGGCCGTTTTCATGACGAAGGCCACTGTCGATTTGCCGAGTAGCGGCACTATAACTGCACATCATTCTTCTGCCGATGCTCGCGCCATGACTTGTTGGGAATTTAGCGTCGGTAGCGGAAATTATCTTCGAGTTGCCGGGTTTGTTACGGATATAGAGGCCAATAGCGCAGACCCAGCATCGATGACAATCGACAATCTTCTGAGCGCAGAATACTTGTTTCTGCGCGCCATAGGTTCGTCGGGTAACGGTGGAGCAATAACTCCAACGACTAATTTTACAGCGTTTTCAGTCGCCAACGCGAATACCGGCACGGCAAACACATCCAGGCAGGCCTTCGCGGAATTCAGGATCGTTACCGCAACAAGCCAGGCGAGCGATCCAACGGTCGAGAGTGCGACCTCGGTTAGTATGTATCTTGCTTTCGTGGAAGGCACGCCGAGGGTTTTTCCTACGATTCTCGCCAACAGTTCGACCGGATCGGATAGCAATGCCAGCGGAGCGGGACCAGCTACGGCGGTTACCAACGGTTCGTGTCAATCCTCGGCTGACGGTTTTTCGGTTACCCTATCGGGATCGGATCTAAGCGGGGTAGCGAGCGATGGGAGCGCGGCGCTGTTTTTCAACGACACGACCGCAGACTTTAGAAATTTCGTCATGATCACCAGCGTTGACGATGCCAACGATGTAGTGAGGGTGGAGCTGCCGCTACAGACGAGCCAAACAAAAGCGTGCGCAATTGGCGGAAAACGGTTGACGATATCGTCAACCTCCAGCCAGAGTTTGTTTGCGATGTCAGGTACACTTTCGGATTTACAACCTGGATGGACACTGGAACTGGAAAGCGGATTTACGGACACCTTTGCCGGTGCGGTGAGTTGGAGAACTGGCGGCAATCAGATGATTGGCGGGTGGGTTACGATGAGGGCCACCCCAGGCGCGGCAACGAGACCGCTGGTCACCTTTAGCAATAACGGAACTGGATTTTCGCTAGCCGGTTCTCTGTTGTGGTTTGAGGGTATCGAATTCCAAAATACCAACGGAACTAAGACGGCTTCAACTATTTTCACGCAGGGGTCAGTCAGCCGACTTCTCTTTAAGAATATAAAAGCCGCCCATGCAACAAACAAGTTTGCAATCCCATTCAACAGCATTTTTACCGGAGCAATGATTGTAGACTCTGAGATTTCTTGCGCTGTGGCATGCATCCAGACAACCATCCCTACGCCGGGTAGAATCTTTGCAAATAATTATATTCATGACTGTGCCATTGGAATCAACTTGGCAAGTGGCGTCGAAGCAGTGATAACGGGCAACATAATCACCGGCTGTACTGGAGTTGGTATCCAGATCACACCAACCACGAGCGGTAGTGCTGGTTTTACGATCGTAGGGAATACTATAAATGGGAACGCAGGCGGAGGCGTTCAGTTAAGCGGTCCCAATGCCTACCCGGTGCTCATGCTTGGCGGTTTTCTTGTAAACAACATCATATCGAACAACACTGGATATGGGTTAACCGTCGATTCCAAGCTCCACTATACAGCCACAGAGGGAGTTTTGCCGTGGATAATTCGCGGGAATAATTTTTACAACAATTCATCTGGCGCGTATTATCCCACACAAATCCCCAGCTTCGATGAGCAGACCCTCGACCCGCAATTCGTCAATGCGGCAGGCGGTGACTTCCGCATTCAAAACGCCGCGCTGAGAGCTAAGGGCTATCCGGTCGGCGGCTCGTTAGCTATTGGCACAGGCTCATCTACCTACAACTATATCGATCCCGGCGCGGCGCAGCGGCAAGATTCGCGGCCGGGGCCAAACATCGGCGCGGGGTTTTAACGATGGCTGCACCTTATAATCCGCCAAAGAAAAACGAGGACTTCAAAATCCGCATCGCCCTGGAGGACCTGCAGGGCGTCGGCACGCTCAAAACCAATCCGACCATCGCCAGCGGTGACTTCAAAGTCGACATCGACGGTGGCGGGTTTAATAATCTGGCGACGCTGCCGAGTGTCAGTCCATCGGGCGGCCGCGCTGTGCTGATTGAGCTGTCATCTTCGGAAATGAACGGCGACGTGATCACGATCCAAGGTGTCGATCAGACTAACCCCAAAGAGTGGGCGGATTATTTTCTCTCGATCCCGACGACTTCATGAGCTGCTAAATGGCGATTGCAAAAATCTTTTGGGGTCATCCCCACGCCGGCGGTGCAATCACCCAATCCGTCGGGCAAGTCACCGAAACCGACACCGCGCAGGCGATCACCCGTCTCAAGACCAAAGCCGTCACCCAAGTCACCGAAACCGATGCAGCGCAGGCGATCACTTCGCGCAAGGCCAAAGCCATCGCGCAAGCGACGGAAACCGACAGCGCCCAAGCTGTCACCGTCAATCCGCAACGCCGGCTAATAGCCACCGCCGAGGAGACCGACGCGGCCCAAGCACTCACCGCGGCCAAAGCAAAAACCATCACCCAGGCCAGTGAAAACGACAGCGCGCAGGCGCTCACCGCGCGCAAAGCCAAAGGCATCACCCAGGCCAGCGAAACCGATATCGCCCAGGCGATCGCGTCGGCCAAAGCGGCGGCGATCGCGCAGGCCAGCGAAACCGACGCCGCGCAGGCGGTCGACTCGGCCAAATCCAAGCTCCTCGGCCAGGCCAGCGAGATCGACACCGCCGACGCCGTCACACGTCCGGGGATCATCGGCCAGGCAGAGGAAACCGACAGCGCCCAGGCGCTATCGAAACTCAAGGTCAAAGCGGTCGCCCAGGCGAGTGAGACCGACACCGCCGCAGCTCTTACGATCTCGCCTCTTCGCCGGTTGATCCTCGCAGCCGCTGAGTCCGATATTGCCCAGGCGTTGGTGGGGCTCAAGAACAAGGCGATTGCGCAAGCGAGTGAGACCGACACCGCGCAGCCTATTTCGATCATCTATCAATTCGCCATCTTGCAGGCGCTGGAGGCCGACAGCGCTTTCGGACTCGGCAAGCTGAAGAATAAGAGCATCGCGCAGGCGATCGAGACCGACACGGCGCTTGCGATAAACCCGGCCACACTCGGTGTTCTCATAGAAGAATCGTCTTGCCGTGTACGGGTTTATTTCCATCAAGAGCTGCGCGCACGCGCTGTTCCATATCAAGAGCTGCGCGTGCGCGCTGTTCCACACCATGACATCGGTCAGATCGGGCAGGCAGCATGAGTCAATTCGATTGCGATTACGTCGTCGGCCAAAAGCCGCGCTTTTTAGGATCGTTCCGACTCGGGAAGGTTTTAACCGATCCTAATCAGGTAAAATTTATCTATCAGGTGCCGAGCGATCCCGCCCCAACGCTGCTCGTGTACGGCGTCGACGCCGCACTGGTGCGCGAAGGCGTTGGTCTGTATCACGTCGATCTATCCTTGATCGAACCTGGCACATGGCATTGGCGTTATGAATCGACCGGCACCGTGGAGTCGGCGCAGCAAGGCAGCTTTCGGGTTAAGGCAGAGAATCCGGTGGGATGAAGTGGATTGAGATTAAGGTCATCCAAATTGAAGACATAGGAAGAAGGTGATGATGGGAGAATCTACGGAGTTGCACATCCCGACGCCTTGGTGGGTGAGAATTTTCGTTCAAGTCGGCTTCCCTACTGCATTGGCCGTCTTGCTCGTCGCTGCACTGCTCGGTTGGATGCCATCACCGATCATGCAGACGCTCTCACGACTAGAGTACAACGCTTGGCAACAAACATCGATTTTGCGCTCAATTTGCTACAAGCTCGACGGTAATCAGTATCGATCAGGATGCGAGCCGATGAAACTAATCGAGGATCGTTGATGAGCGCTGACACTATCGTTGAGAGAATTGAAGCCCTACAGCGAAAACACTCGGACAAGATCTCTGGAATAGACATGAGATTCGAACTTGAGTCGAGACGGAGGTAGAAACATGCAAATAGAAAATTGGAAAACGACGGTCGGCGGTGTACTGGCAGCGTTCGGCGCCGCTCTTGTCCTGGTGCCATTGCCAGAAAATTGGAAGTGGGTGCCGCAATTTTTAACCGCTCTCGGCGGCGCGTTGGTCGGCATTGCGGCTAAGGACTATTCAACGCACTCGACTATGAAACAAATTCAGACCGCGACCGCAGAAAAAAAATAGGGTCAAATCCCGAGCCTACGATGACCGATGAAATTTACTTCTGGCTCGACATATCCTGGCGCACGATGGTGGGCATGTTGTCGCTGTTCTACGACGCGGTGGGCATTATCGCCTTGATCATTCTGCTTGTTGTGCTGGTGATTCTGTTTGTCTACATGCTGTGTCGGGTGGCGCGGGATATACGGAGGCGAGAATGAAAGACGAGCGTCGCCTGCGCGCGCAATCATGGAAAGAAAATTTGATCATCGCTGCGGCTATCGCCTTGTTTCTCTCCATCTATGGCTGCACCGGCATGCTGATTGGCAACGCGCTAGGCCAGGGGCAGGCGCTGACGCCGGAACAAGTCAAGGCGTACAACGAACTCGGCCAAAAAGTGTACGGATGCTTTCAAGTGGTCGGACCCCCGCCATCCGGTGCAACGATGTGGCTCGTCATGCCAAAGGAAGCAATTATTCAGCCGCACTTCGGCGATGGGTGCAGGTTAATCCAATGATAGACGCTAATCATCTCCTCAAAGAAGTCATCCGACCGGTGCTGCAATCTCTCGGCATGGGCGGAGTCGTAGCCGAGGCGATGGTACTGGGCACGGCTTGCCAGGAGAGCAAGTGCGGCACCTGGCTTGTGCAGCTCGGAAACGGCCCGGCGAAGGGCATTTATCAATGCGAGCCGGCGACGCATGAGGATCTGTGGACTCACTTTTTGAGCAACCGACCGGAGCTCGCTAAGAAGGTCAACCGCTGGCGTATCTCATGGGGCAACGGTATAGGTAGCGATGAGCTGACCGGAAACTTGTACTATGCCACGGCTATCTGCCGGATTCACTACTATCGATCGCCTGAGATTATTCCCGACACTCTGCCCGGACAGGCGGCGTTTTGGAAGAAAGTCTACAACACTCCGCTCGGCGCCGGCACGGTGCAAGACTACGTCGAATCATGGCGGCAGTTCGCACCGCCGATGTTTGTCTGATCAGATGCTGTCCTTAATCCTCGCCGTCACGCTTGGGCTGATCCTGGCTTGCTCACCGGTGGCGCTATCCGCGCGTGACGCCAGGCAGGTCAGACTGTTTCGCCAGGCCAACCCTTGCCCGGCGACTGGGAATCAAGGCGGCGCGTGTCCGGGCTGGGTTGTCGACCATATCGTGCCGCTGTGCCTGGGCGGCGCAGATACGCCGGCAAACATGCAGTGGCAGGATCGAGAGGCGGCGGCGAAAAAGGACCTCGAGGAGCGGCGGGCGTGCGCGCTCAGCCGCCCAGCAGCCGGCCGGACTCGTGCGGCAGTGCATTAGGATCGGTGGGGCCCGGCGCCTTTTTGCCCTCGCTGGCGAAGTCAAAGCCGCAGTGTTTGCACTTGAAAGCCTTGTATTTTACCGTCTCGGCGCACGCGGGGCAGGTCTTTTTACCGGCGGCGTTGGTAAAGACCAGCCCAACGGCGACCATCGCCACTCCAGCCCATAGAAGGACGCTGCCGCCTGGGCTAACAGCCGACAGGCCGCAGCCGGCGAATATCGCCAGCGTGCCGAGGACGATCAGCAGGATCCCGACGATATCGGCAAGGGTCCGCATGGGTGCCTCCAGTTATGCTCAAGACGAAGTCTGAACCCTATTCAGCACAATCTTTAGTCCAAAGACCATGTCGTTTTCAACTCATCCGCGAGTGGGGCTGTGTTTCGGGGCATGACGAGTTGCTTGACTCAAGAAGATCCGGATCGCTTTTGTCAGATATTTGTAGGACTGACCTGGTTCTAATGCACGTCCGATAATACCAGGCGCGACATCGGGACCGTAGACAAACCAAGGATGATCCGTGGATTGTTCTTCCGTGGTCGTCACGCCATTTAGCGTAATACGAAGAACCGGTTCCAAGTTGCGCCGGATACCGACGACACCATACTTTTGTTGTTTCGCGGCAGATGGATCGAACAGCCGAATGGCATCCGCGCTCGCGGTCGCGAGCCAACCAAGGCGCTCAATGTCTGGACGGTACATGTTAAAAACCTCGCCGAGATCGTTTGTTCGGTTGTCCACTTTGGTGATCCTTGCATAATCTGGCGCATCATAACCAACAGAGACGATCTCTACCTTGTCGAGCAAAAACAGCTTTGTTTGGTTGGTGCTGACATCGCGCGCCCGGAGTTTCTTTCCTAAAACCATGATGGGCTGAATAACACGCTTGGCGCCAGGCTGGCTGCCACCGTGATAAACAATCGTAAGGGTGCTGCCCTTGGCGATGGACTCTGTTAGCTGTTCGGTGAGCGTCATAAAGTCACGGCTCGCGCCGCGCCAGTTCGCGAAACTCTTTACTATCGTTATCTGGCCCGACGGTTTGAAAAGGGTCCTCGTCACCCCTCCTGGGCGGCGACTCGGTCTGAATCGATGATTTTTGCAAGACAGCAATATACTCGAGCAATAGTCTGAGCCCACCAATCTCCGCGCTCTCGATGAAGTTGCGGGCGGCCTCGTGAGCTTTCGATTTCAAAACCTCTTTGGGTGTTAAATATTTAGCCCCAGTTTCGTTAGTCATCCCGAGACGAAGATTTTCAGGCGATACATTAAGCTCATGGGCTACGGAATTTATTAGCCGCTCAGTGGCCGGTATCTTTCCTCGCATCACCTGACTGAAATAATTCGGTTCGTATCCGACCTTTCTAGCCAAATCTTTTTGTTTTAAGCCAACTTTCTTGCGCAAAATCGTTATAGTTTTCGCGAATGTAGGGATTACTACAGATTTTCGCTGTTTTTTTGTTGACATAAATCTCTAAATTCTGTATTTCTTTGCCCTAAATGAACGCGCAAAAGAAAACCGACCGCAAAGAGCCTGAGCTGGGTCCGGTCACCCGGGCGCTGCACAAAGCGGGCTCTTCGCCGTCGGAAGTCGCAAGGCTTGAAAATGTCGCGCCGTCCACTGTGACCAAGGTCATGTTGGGCCAAAGCAGGAGCGCTCGTATCCAACGCCGGATCGAGCAGATCATCGGCAAGCCATGGGACGAAATCAGAGCCGCTTAGCGTCAGCCGGGCAAGCAGGGCGCGAAGCGGCTCTTTTTTTACGCAGACGACTTTAGGGCAAAGGATAACGGAAATGCAAGTGCCGGGAGAGAATTGATTTGAGGCCGCCATGTCGCAAAAACTAACCGCCGCGGCGGCGGCGCGTAAGTACGCTGAAGACGATTTGATGAGCACTACAGGGAATATCGCAGGGAACATAGATAGTACGCCAGAGCCGGTGCGGCCCTCATTCCTGGCGCATATCAGCAAGCCGATCGGGCGCAAGCGGCTGTGCTTCGAGCTGCGTATCAGCAAGAAACTTCTGGATATGTGGATTTCCGGCGAGCGCAAGGACCCGATCGAGCGCGTGCGCGACATCATGCGGGTGGGGGCGAAGACTTATCCCGACTTGCCGTTGCACATTGCGCAAGAGTTGGTCGAGGACTTCGGCGGTGTGGTGACGAGAAAATTAGCGGCGAAAGAGGAATGAGTGAAAAATGAAAGATCCGATCGAGCGCCGTTACAACGAACAAGATCCGCGCGGCATAGGCGTGGTCATGGTGGTCAGCATGGCAATCTGGGCGGCAGTAATCTGGCTGGCCTGGTGGGTGACGCGATGAAATCTGAAACTCACGCCTCACGCCTCACGCCTCACGCCTGTTCCGACTCCAACCTCATCGACAAGATCTGCGATCAGCTCTCGCCGGAGGCGGCGGCGCTGGTGCTGGATCTGGCGCGCGGTATGACCGCGTCGGGATGGGACGAGAGCGGCGATGTTATGCGCGCCCAGAATAACCTGGAGCGGCGGCTCGGGAAGACTGTGGTTGTCGAGGGTGGCGAGGATTTCAAGAGACTCATCGCCGACTGCACCGGGGATATCAAAACGTGACCCTGCTGACAAAAAGAGTTGCCCGTGAGATCGACGCCAGGCTCGATGTCGACAAGATGTCGCGCGGCAGGCCAATCATCGTCGAGATCGAGGCGCCGGACTTGATCACATTTCGCTGGAAGGGTACGCGGCGACGTTACACGGCGGCGATCCCGCGGCTGATGCAATGGACAATCATGGCGACTGTGGAGGCCGAGAAGCGGGCAAGGCGGACAAAGCGATGAAACTCATTCGCTGGATAGCCTCGAAGCTGCGCCGGCGCCGGCTGGTTGATCTGTCGCCGTTGCAGCGAGTCATCTACGTGTCGATCGAGAGGGTGAAGTGAAGAAGGGATAGGAGCGCAATATGGAAACACCAGTTATTGAAATGGATCGGACCAAGGCGAAGCAGGCGTGGCACACCTACTGCAAAGCTGTCAAAGAGCGGCAGACCCGGGATGATAAAATCCTCAAGGCGGGTTATCGGCACCTGTCTCAAGGGAAAAAGATTCTCGATCTAGTGGAAGTGATGAAGTTTGCCGGGGTTGATAGCCAAGGTCGTCCAAAGCTGGCGATTGCGCGTGCCAGTTGGGAGCAGTGTTTTTTGCGCTCGGACGCAAACGGTGACTGCTCATTTTTGAAGCGCAGCTATGTGAGCGGAGCAGAGAGCCGTGGCGTGATATATCTACCACCCCAGACGCTCTCGCCGCTGTGCAATTCTTGGAGCCAGTATTCAGCGCTCGTGCCGTCCATCCCGCCGCAATACAAACCGGCCGGCCGCTTGGACGACTACTTCATCTTATGGGACGCGACGTGGACTTCCGAACCACCGACTGATCCAATTCTATTGCGGCATCTCGGTCGGTATATCTATGCGGTTTTAGCAATGTGGAATTTGTCTGCTTTAGAGCGGGCGTTACTTCGATAGTCGGGAAAGAGGTTATTTCTATGCCGCACGCGATCAAAAAAGAGCAAGAGGCGCAGCGCTACCGCAAGACATGGTTCGATGAGACCGAGCCGGAGGTGGGTTTGACCGCCGAGGCTATCGCCCTGGTGGCGTGTCTGGCTTGCGCGGCGCTCGCTGCTGCGGCTATCACGGGGCGCCTCGATGGGATCGGCCGGCGGCTGTTTTCGCTCTTGGGACTGTAAGCGATGGACTTAGACGGCGCATCTTTCAGATCGGTACACGCCGCGGCGGACTGCGAGAGTGTCGAGTTTTACAGCCTGACGCATCCGGTGCGCACGGTACTGCCGCCGCATCTGGCGCTCATCGCTGCGGTGTTGGAGCACGGCATCGATGATGGCGATCTGCCGTGGATCAATCGTGAGGACAGCGGCGTCTTTACCTTTCGCTCCTGCTGCGAGTCGCTCGGGATCGACTGCGAGGCGGCGCGCCGAGTGCTCAATCGCAAGATGAAGCCGCGGCAGAGCAAGAAGATGGTCCGTCGTGTCGATATCGCCGACGTGCCGGGCATCGAGTACACGCATAAATATGGCGAATGTCCGCCGGACGGGCCAAGCTTGGCGCACTGCCGTGAATGCCGCCAGCGTTATGCCCACTGGTATCAAGCGCACCGCCGGCAGGTGCGCCACGAGAGGCGCGAGGCGCTTTTGCATGGGCCGAGTGGAACGCGCGAAGCGATGGAATGGTTGGAAGAGAGATCATAGAGGGCTCGGCTCGGCTCGTCAATGTGCGAAACAAAGGGGGAAGAAAATAATGGACCTAATTTACCCTGAAACACGAACCATAAGCGAAGATCAGTTAATTGTTTGGGCCAATGATGCCTATGAGAATGGTGAAGTAGAGCACGCGCCAGAATCTCTACAGGATGCAATTGAAATGTTGGAAGATGCTGGTCTCGTTACGGTGAAAAAGGAATTAACTCTTTGGAGGTGAAAAATGCACCGTAGACAGATCCGAGTCGGTAACCGCGTGATCCGCGCGGCGGTGTGCGATCTCTGTCAGTCGAGTCCGGCGTTTTGGCCAGTGAAGGCGCTCGAGGCGCACCTGTTACGCCATGAGGTGATGGAAGCGGGGCAGTCTGGGCAGCTCATCGCTGTGCAGTCGCCGACGATCCCGATGACGCAGCCGCGCGCGCGCTGGCGTCGCGGGCGTCCGGTTGGGACGAAAAATCGCGGTGCACAGGCGGGGGCGATAGTGGAATACAGGCGAGGAATCAAGGCGAGATAAACGATAAGTGGAACGCGCGGATCAACTAACCTTGCCGATCTGGCTGCCGCTAGGCTGGAGCCTGGACCGGCTCTCGGCTGACGAGCGCGCGGTCTATGCGGCCCTGCTCGATCACGTCGGCCTGGCGCGAGCGATCAAGCAGCGCGATTTGGCGGCGCGGGTATGGCCACGGCCGACAACGCGGCGGCTCCAGCTGGTACTGAAATCATTGACCGAAGATCATGGCGTTGCGATCGGCACGAGCTGCCGCGAGCCGATGGGCGTGTATCTAATCGAGTGCGAAGAAGACTTAAAACTCTACACTAAAAATCTTTTCGCGCGGGCTATGTCCGGCCTGCGCCGGTACTCAAGATTAACCAACGTGCACGGCGCCGAGCTGGCCGGCCAGGTAAGGCTGGCGATTTGGAATGACTCATAGCAATGCAGAATGCTAATCCGATAAATCTCACCGTTCAAAGCGCGCGTCTCGTTAAATACGAGGCGGCCCGAGCCGCCCTTGAAGCGGCGCATAGCATCGATGAGGTGAAAACTATCCGTGATAAAGCCGAAGCGTTGCGAGCCTATGCCCGCCAGGCGCGAGACACGGCAATGATCAACTGGGCGACCGAAATCAAGTTGAGAGCTGAACGGCGCTGCGGACAGATGCTCAAAGAAACGGCGGCGACAGGGAAAAGAGCGACGGCGGCGGCTGGACGACCTAAAGAAGTGTCCCATCGTGGGACACTTAATTTGCCGAAGTTAGGTCTTAGCCGCAACCAATCCTCCCGCTACCAAAAGCTGGCCGAGATCCCGCAGGAAAAGTTCGAAGAAGTGTTGGAGCAGAACAAAAACGCCAAGTCCGAGCCCGAGACGGCATCAACCGCGGGCATGATACGGCTACACGATGCCATGCAACGGATGAGCGATCACGCCGAAAGATCTCAAGAAGAACGGCGCGCTGGCTTATGGAGAAGTTTTCGTTGGGATTTGGAAAGCGCAAAAAAAACAACCGTAGAACTACGTGGTGAGAATGCGCCGTCCATCTCAAACGTCGAGGCCGGGAAAATTCTTCTAGTATGGAAAGAGTTAAGCAAATTTATCAGTGAGGAGCTTGGATATGAAGATGAACACGCCGATGGAAATGACCATTCGTGAGGTGGAGAAATTTATCAGTAACTGGCGACTAGCCAATCCAACTAAGCGTGATGGATACGACATTTTGCGATCTTCTCTTGGTGAAATGTGGCCATCGGAAAACGTTGGATCTGTGCTTGAGCGCGCGATGGTGAATTCTATAAACGAGAAATTAATAAATGCTGATCGGCGCGATGCCACGGACACGACCAGATGGGTTAATACACATATCCAAGGCGATCTCTTTTGTGACCGTGAAGTCGTTATACCGCGCCGGCTGATTATAGACGGAGTGCCAAAGGAATATTTTCACTATTCGCCATTGGAGTTGAAGGCGTTTTTAGCGTCGCGGGAACTATCGTTGGAGCAAGAAGAAGACGTGCTACGTGAAGCGTTGACAGCAAAATCCAAAGAATTGTCCAGAGTGCAAACAATGTTGGCAGAGGTTAATGAACAGATAGGTCTGGCAGAATCCAACGGCATCGATCCATCGACCCTACGGTATGCGAAAAAATAGACGCTCCATGGAAAAATTGAAAACTTTTCTTTCAAAAAAACAAAGTGGAATGTGCGCTATCTGTGGCTTTCGCCTGGACGCGAGAAACATTGAGATAGATCATATCATTCACAAGCACCGCGGTGGATCGGAAAAGCCGTTTAACAAACGACTTGTGCACGCGAGCTGCAATCGGATAAGAGCTGGCAGTTTTAATTAACAAAAAGTGCCGTTTTGAAAGGACTCTAATGGCTCGCAAACGCTACATTTCAACCGACGTATCAATCGATACCAAGTTAAATCGGGTGTCCGAACTGGCGGCGCTGCTTTATTCATGGATGCTGCCGCACGCCGCCGACAATTGCCGACTTTCAGCGAAAAACGCCGAGGAGTTGAGATTATCGGTGATGCCAGGCCGGAGGCGCACTGACGATGAGGTCGAGGCTGCCGTCGACGAGCTGATCGAGTATGAGCTGGTCGGACGTGATGCCGACGGCAGATATTATTTCCCCGCTGAATCCTTTTATAAATACCAGACTTACATCAAGCCAGGTAACCGCGCCAAGACGCCACCGGAAAACACCGGAAAACACCGGAAAACACCGGAGATCAGCGGAGAACACCGGAAAACACCGGAAAACACCGGAGATCAGCGCGAAACACCGGAAAGTACCGTCTCTCTTCCTCTTCCTCTTTCTCTTTCACATTCAGAAGAAACCGCTTGCGCAGTTTCTTCCGCGCGCGCGCGTGTGGAGTTAACCTTGGTCAAAGCCGGGGATGATCTAGGACTAGGGGAGAGACATCCGGCAAATATAATCGGTGACTGGAATCTCTGGCAGAACTACGAGCGGTTTCTCCGCAGCAAGGGCAAACGGCAATCGGTTTTCAGCCTGGAGGCAGTAGGACAACAGCTGTCACAGTTCAAGCTCACCGGCAGCGATCCGCGTGCTGTGGTGCTAAAGAATCTCGCCAACGAGTGGGTCAATCTGCACGATCTTGACGACGACGAAAAGAAACCGCCTGGTGTCGAAGACGACGGCGCGGTGCTCAAGCGGATCGAGTCGATAGCCAAAGGGTCGGGGTAAACACAATGAGTTTTCATGTTCCAGAGAAATTTAGACTCAAGGTCGGGCGAATGCGTAGCACGCCAGAAAACGGCAACAACGGCGCCTTCTTGTTGCCGTCGGTCATACCATCGCGAACGATCTTCGCGATTGCGAGCGATGGCAGCGATTGGCACGTCGCAATGCTGCCAGGTGAGCCGTGGGAGCATGTTTCAGTACACTGCGAAGAGGGCAAGCGCTCTCGCACCCCGACTTGGCGTGAGATGAACGCGGTTAAGGCTGTATTTTGGGACGATGAAGACGTGGTGATGCAACTACACCCGCGCGCGTCAGAGTACGTGAACAACCACCCTGATACGCTGCATCTTTGGCGGCCAACGGTGTCGACTATACCGACGCCGCCGGCCATTACAGTCGGCATCAAGGAATTTGGAGAGATTAAAAGTTTTGACGATGCCAAACGTCTCGCGCTCAATGCGACAGCAAACAGGGAATGAAACAAATACATCAGGGCCATAGCGCTGCGTCAGTCATAGAACCGGGCGAATCTGTAGAGAACGCCCGGAAAACATTCTCGCTACAGGACGCTGGCCCATCGCAAGGCTGGCGGGGGCGATAGGGGTTAGGCGCTAATCTATCAACCTATCGTTCCCGGCCAGTCAACAGAGATTTCACCCATGGACAAACACACTTTTGACGAGTGCTTTGAATACATGCAACGCTTTCACAAGGTCGATTTTTCCTACACGGCGCGCGAGGCGTGGTGGATCGCTTTTGAGAAAGAGCATGACGATGTTTTTTGCAAAGCGATGATGCTGCACAACAGCAAGCAGACGCCCGGGCGCTTTCCAACCATCGAGCGCTTCAGAACATTCGTCACCGACGCGCGCGAGAAGGCGTGGGAAGCCAAGAAGGCAGCAGAGCCGCGCCGGCCGTTGTCGAATTATCGCCCGCCCGCTGGCGACCAGCGCAACGTCGAGCGCGGCCGGCGGTGGCTGGCCGGCATACTGGCGATCACCGAGGGCCGACTGACCGCCGATCAGCTCATTGCCGCGATGGGTGATTGCCATGAACGACCAGAACCAGCAGCCGGCAAGGAAACGCCGTGATGGGCAATCTGATGGACAAAGTTTGCAGAATTAGGGTGTCGCCAGCTGTGTCTACAGCTTTTGACGATTATTTCTTAGCGGTGAAGCGATGGGGAAAAGAAGACAACACTCCGCAGCAAGTCACAGCCGCGGAAAATGAGTTGATCATAGCGATCATTGAAGCAGCGAGGGGCAAATCCGATGGCTGAAATTACCTGCGAAATATGTAACGAAGAGTGTCAGGAAACGTCTTGTTGTGAGATTTGCGGGGCGCTATATGGGCCGTGCTGCAATTCTCTACGAGATACGTTATGCGTCCGCTGTACGGATGGGGGCAGCGACGATGAGTAACCACAATTTTAGGACTGAACAGAGCTATGAGGCCGAGATCGCCACACTGCGCGAAGCCACAATTTGCCGTTGTGGCGATCATACGAGTGCCGAGAATCCGCCGCTGTGCGTAAATTGCGCAGCGGCTTTGCAATGGAAGATCGCCGCCCTGCGCGGGGAAGTGGAACGGCTACAAACGATTATCAACGACAACGGTATGCACGATTTCAAAAGGTTGGAAGCTGAAAAGCTGGAGCTGCGAGCCGAGATCGCCACCCTGCGCAAGGAAGTGGAGCGGCTAACTAAGTGTAGTGAATGTTGGGGGACATTTCATCCCGGCAACTATGATGGTGATGTTACTAAGTGCCCGGTGTGCGGGGGGTTGTGCCCTCAAAGCTCGGCAAAAATAGCGTACCAATCCATTCAAGGATTGGTGCACATACGCGAAGCCGAGATCGCCACCCTGCGCGGCGACCTGCTTGATTACCGAGAACAGGTAGAGTTCATTGCGAAAGAGTTGGGCAATGCTGGCGTGATGATAACCGAGGGGCCTTACGATGGCGTGATGGCACTCATAAACGAGTGTTACGACCTGCGCCGGGAAGTGAATGAGTGGAAGAACAGAGTTGCGCCAGAGCAACAGATGATACGGGACCAACTTGAAGCAGTAACAAGAGAGATCGCCACCCTGCGCGATGAGCTAAATGCGGTGCAACGGTACAACGTGGATGTCATGTATGAGCGTGACACCCTGCGCGGGGAAGTGGAGCGGCTGGAAAAATCAAACAAGTGGCAATATCAAAGAATTATAGAATTGAAAAAGCAAGAAGACGATTACCTGCACGGACAAGCGGAGATCGCCACCCTGCGCACCTTTATCCGCGCGCTGTTCGAAGCGTCACACTGGCCTGATGGCGGTGACATCGATTGCGGGACGTTCGAGGAACTGGCGGTTGAGCATGGCATCTTGACGCCGAAGACGGTGACGGCGCCGTGCGAAGATAACTGTTTTTGCGCAGACTATCATGGCACTGAAGACATGGCCGATGGTGTGAAGTGCTACAAGAAAGCGAAGTGGCTTATAAATGCGATTGACGAAAAACCTCAAGGCTAAAATTCTCCAACAGTTCAAGGCCGGCGCGTCGGTGTCCGAGTGCGCGAGCTGGTATAACCAGCAGGGCATCAGGGTCGAGGGGGTGATCCGCGCCGCGCTGATCTCCGCGGACAAACCTGACAGGCCGTTGATCTCGTCCAATTATAATAACGATCAGCAAGAGTGGGGAAATAATCATGAGTAGAAGCGGCTACAGCGAGGACTGTGAAAACTTAGAACTGTACCGCAACGCCGTCGAGCGGGCTCTGAAGGGCAAACGTGGGCAAAAGTTTTTGCGCGCCATGGCGGCAGCGCTCGACGCGATGCCAGAAAAAACTCTCATAGCCGACGAGTTAGTTGACGCAAACGGCAACTGCTGCGCGCTCGGTGCGGTGTTCAAAACGCGCAACCTCGACCTCGCCGGAGTGGACTATTTCGACAGTCATTATGTTGGTAAAGTCCTCGGAATCGCGCCGGCGATGGCTGCCGAGATCGCCTACATGAACGACGAATGGTGGGACAAGTGGAACAACCCGGAAACACCACCAGAGCGATGGGCTAGAATGCGCGCATGGGTGGCGGCACAAATAGAAGGAGATAAGTAGATGGCCAAGAATTTTAGCAGTCACGTTGCGCTGCGCAGTCTACGTGAAAAACAACAGCAAGAGCGGTTAGCGAAAGACATCTCGGCGTATTATGGGCAGATCAAGGAACGCAACATTCAGAAGATTCTCGTCGACTTCTGCGAGAAGGCGCAAATACCGTACATGCGCAACCGCGACGTGAAGCTGGTTCAGAGCAAAGACGGCCGCCTGGTGCCGGCTCTGCTGGCCGAGTCGCAACGCGGCAAGCCGGATCTCACCATCGTATGCCCCCACGGCGTCACTGTCTGGGTCGAGACCAAGGCGCCCGGCGGAAAGCTGCGGCCGGAACAAAGACGATGGCGCGACGATCTCCTAAAATTCGGACACGAGTGGCACTCCCCGAGCACTCCAACCGAGGCGGAAAATTTGTGCGCGCTGATCTTGAAGCGGTGGATTTAGGCATGGACAGCGAAAGCATTATTGCCGATAGTCAAACGCCTGATCCGGCACCGCTGCCAACGGCGGCATATCAGGTGACTTTTACTGGTGAGTTTTCAGCGCTTGACATGATAGCGTTCGGCCAGTTTGTGAACCACTGCAAAGACAAGATGACGCAACTTAAAATCAGGGTCGTTGAATGAAGGTCAACGCTGAAGAGACCAAGGTCGACGTCGGCTTGTTGCTCCAAGCGATCCACGACGCTGGCTTTGCCGGCATCGAAGATGCCGCGGCTGCCTGCGAGACAGCGCCGGCTAGCTTTAAGAAGCTGCTCGACTTTCGCGGCGAGCTGCCGCGCTGCGATGCGTTGTTTCGAATCTGCGATAGGCTTAATATCAGCCTGAAGGAGCTCGTGATCAATGCCGCCGCACATAAAAAAAAGACTAGACCGCAAGGGCGTTTATTACCTGGCGGTTGGCGGGAAACGATAGGGGTGGAGTGATGACCGACAAGGAAATAGGAGCAGTGTGGACAGAAATACAAAACAGAGATGCCGGTGAGTTCGGTACATTTGGAGTTAGCCGAGTGCGCGCTCTTGTGATCCAAATAGTTCAAGAGCGCACTACCATACACTGGCACCTCCTAGCGAAAAGACCCGGCGGAACAAACCCAACTGAGGCATTGGTTGTGGCTTTACGTAATTTCGGCATAGATCCAGCGACATGGCCAGAGCGTGCCGACTGACAATGCCGCCGCACTTAAAAAAAAGACTGGACCGCAAGGGCGTCTATTACTTGGTAGATGGCCGTCTACTCAAGTCGTTGGGGACGACGGTTAAACGGTTCGCCGAGCATCGCCTCGATCAGTACGTCAAGGGCAAGTTCGGTTTCGGAAAGGGTGTCACCGTCGCCGATTATTACGAAAGTTGGATTGATCGCAAGACGGAGCCGATGGTGCGGCGCAGCGCGGTGCGGGATTATAAGCAGCATTTCAATGCTTATATCCTCCCGGTGATGGGCAAGACGCCACTGGCGGCGGTGGACATGAAAGCGGCAGAGCGATTGAGAAACATAATGCTGGCCAAGGGTTTGAGCGTGAAGACGGCGCGCAATGTGATCGTCGGCAGCCTCCGGGCGATGTGGCGCGACGCCATGGCTGACGGTCTGCTTGATCGCGTGCCGTTTGCCGGGTTGCGCTGGCCGGCCGCCGATCGGCGCTTACCTGAGCCGTTCACTAACGAGGAGTCTGACAAGATCCTAGCGTGGGTCGCCGAGCATCAAACTTTTTATTATCCCTTCGTCCTGTTTCAGTTCTCCACTGGCTGCCGTCCGAGCGAGTCGACCGGCCTGCGTTGGGCGGACATATCGGCCGAGCATTGCACGGTAGCGATCCAGCGCAGCCGACATTTGCGGGCAGATAACCGCACCAAGACAGCGGGGAGCTGGCGGGTCATCCAGGTGAGCCGCGATCTGATCGATGTCCTGCAACAGATGCGGCTGCCATGGCACACCGACAAGGACGCGGTCTTCTACAACAAGGTGAGCGCCGCGGCGCTCGACGCCAACGAGTGGATGAGAATATACTGGCGCAAGATCTGTGAGGGCGCCAACGTTGAACATCGAAAGTTCTACAGCACAAGACATACCAGCATCACCGAAGCGGTGAAGCGCGGCGAGCAGCTGCTGGCGGTCGCCCAGTACCACGGCACCAGCGTTGCGATGATCGAGCGCAACTACTGCGGCGCTCTGGCGATGGGTGATCAAACCAAAATCAAACCAGAGGTAGCTAAGTCGTTGAATAATGTGGTGGTCCCAACGGGACTCGAACCCGGGTCACTGATATCTGATAAAATCAAACAATCGGTATTTCAAGCAGTTAGGTCAGCGCAGAAACTGCGCAAAGTGGGATAACTTCGGCTTTTGTGCGCTTACGATCAAACCAAAATCAAACCACAAATGTTAGTGCGACCTGGGGTGGGGACCCTGGGCGGCCGGCCGCCCGCGGATAAGACGACG